CGGATTTAACAGCTCTGCATCAAACGGGGCAACCATCTGGCTCTTTTGACACCTGGCCTTGATTTCCCAATCACACAGAACCGCCATTCTTGAAACGCAAAAAGCAATCTTACTTAGCTTGGCCCAAGATTTTCTTTTCGGCGTAGTAAGCCCCTTTTTGGTGCATCTCAGTCACATCTCGCACCCAAGGAACCAGCCAATCATTCACCCGTGAGCACTGATCCCAGTTCACAGGCTTGGCGCACTGCACAACAACAGTCATCCAAAACGCACTGATGGATGCCCAGACCACATAAAGCTCACTCATTTACCAAGATGACCCATCCCGTTCCGGGGCCTTCGGCTTGCCAACGTTGATAGAACGCGGCTTGCCTCACGCGGACGTTTCGGCCTAAGTGCGGGTTGCTATGCCCGCCCTTCTCCATTTCTGGATAACCACGAGGGTCTTGCATGATCCATTCCGGGTCATTGCTGTTCTTGCCTGCGTAGCCGCTGATCACACTCCAGTGACCGCAGCCCAGCCCATTACACATTGGCGGCTCACCTAAAAGCATGTTCCCGGCGTGAAGCCACCCCACAAGAACGGGCCTGCCGGCTTCAATCTCAAGCTCGACCATGTCAGCGTCACCGTCCTTCCGGAACTCAGCTTGTAGGCCGAGGCTGCGCAACGCCGCAAGCTGAGCCTCTACCGACGTGGTGTCTCCAAACTTGGCGCGAATCGCGTTGTACTCATCATCCGTCCGAACCTTTTTGTAAAACGCCGCCACCATGGCAGCCGCTGAGCTGAAACACTCGCGGTAGCCAGTGCCGGTCTTGTTGTCGAGTTGCCTGAAGTAAGGCATAAAAATTTGCTGGTCATATCCACTCTCTTTCCACGCCTGAAACCAGTCGGCCTCATGCTCCTCCAATAGCTCCGGTGGCATTGACTCCTCAAGTTGTTTAATTGCAGCCAGCTGATGGGGCGTACCACGGAAAAACTGGAAAAACGGCAGCAGGGCAAGCCCCATGGCCAACAGCAGCAATGCTGCCTGGATCATGCCGGACACGCCTTACTTTTCAACTCGCGTGTCAGGTAGCAGCATCTGCCGAACGTGCTTCACGGCGAGGTCGTCAAGATCGTTGTCGGTTTGAGAAACAACCCGCTCAAGCATCGCCACAATCAACTCCTTGAATGCCCGTGATTTCCACGCGGTCATCAGGATCGGCTTGAGGATTAGAAGCATCGGATTACATCCAACAGCACCAATACGTTAGTGCCTATCTGAATGGCCTTCCAGCCGTGCCACTGCACGTTCAAGCTCGCTGAGCCTTCCAAACACCTCAACGTCTTTGCTGCGAATGTCTTGGTGCAAAATGTCCAACCGGCTGGACAAGTTATCAACAGCAGTCGTCAGACGAATTAAGGAGTCCTGCCCGTGCCGTGTTTGGCGGTTGATACCTGAAACGCCTAGGCCAGCGACCGTTATTGACGCCCCGGCAACGGCGGCCCAGACTTCAACCATCATCTGACCGCAACTTTCCACATCATGGCAGAGCCCAAGGAAACGCAAGGCCAAGAACAAGAGGATGGAAACTCGCGGCTTGGTGATGTCGTCAAGATTGTGTTGCTCGGTTGGGCAATGGCGATCCTGACTGCCAACTACTTAGGGGTTTTCAAGCAATCACTTGACCCCACCTATCCGGCCTCAATCTTGTCAGGAACTGCCGCGTCGTTCGGTTTGGCAGTTGGCAGCAATAGAAAGAAAAAAGAGGAACCTACAATTAAGCAAGAACCATCCGCCTCAAAGCCAAAATGAAACGCTTACTTTTGGTATTAGGCATCACGCTGGTGTCTGCATTGCCTGCCAAGGCTGATCTGACTCACAGGATCAGCAGCAGCCTTCAGCTCGATGTTGGCGCTGCATCTAGCCGTGCTGTCAGGCTCCCGAACACATATTCCGTAAGCGGGAGCGGGATCAACACAACGGACGGAACCACTGCAGGGTCAATCGGTGGCCTTGGTGCCCCGACAGATGGCGTCAACGCCTTCACCGCCATCACAGCAACACAAGCAACTGACGGTGCAGCGTTCAGCTTTAGCCAGTCCTATCAAGCTGGTGACGCCATCCCGACAGCAGCTGCGACAGTTGGCACCATTCCAAACTTTGGCGACGTGACCAGCACGGCTGCAGGAACGGCAGGAACCTTGGCAGGCACGATCACAACTGCCGGAGCCGTGACAATCACAGCCGGTGGGGCTAACACCTCTGCGGTTGCTTCTGTCGTCAGCGACCTGACAGTACGGTGATTCGCTTGATTTTCTTGCTGCTGTTGGCCTCTCCAGCAGCGGCTGTGCCGGTCGTGCCTAATTTCAGCCAAGGCACCGTCACGTCACGGACTGAATCAAAAACAGTCGTGACAGAACGCATCCGGTCTGAGTCCTATCGCACTGGCTACGAATACACCGTCAGCGGAACTGGCGTAAACCCGACAAGCGGAGTCGTCAGCCCGTCCGCCAGCGGTAAAAACCTGAACCTTTCAAGCCGTTCAACCTGGGTGCAAACAGAACCGGGCGCGGCGTTTCAGTTTGCGGAAACGTACAGCGGCCCCGGACTGATCGAAAAGGTCGCCATTGACCGCAAGACGCTGATTGAAAGCGTCACTGACTCAACCAGCACATTCAGCCAATGAGAGCGAAAGCCTCTGCCCTGCTGCTCAGCCTGATCTACACCACCCCAGCCGCAGCACAGGTAAGCGCAACTGCAGCGCCCGTTTCAAACAGCAGCGGATCAGTGGTGAACCAAGCTGTTCAGGTGACTCCAGGTCAATACCAGAAGTTCAGCTATGGCTCAGGCATTCAATGCGACGGAGCAACCCTCAACATCTCCCCCTTTGTTTCCGGTGTTCATTCTTGGGGCAGCCCGAACAACCGAACGTATGACGAGCCTGTCTATGACAACAGCGACAACTTCGGTCTGATTGACCCAGAGACAGGGCTTGATGGGCCAGATGGGATCCCCGACAACCCTGGCAAGATCCTGTTCTACAAGCCGCAGCGCACGGGCTACCGCTCCAACTACAGCAACAACTTTGGCGTGACTGCCACGATCTCAGTCCCGCTCGACTGGGGCCCGATCAACCTGTGCAAGGAAGCGGCAAAGAAGCAAGTGGCGCTATATGAGCAGAGCCTTGCTGACAAGCGGCTCAACTACGAAATGGGCCGCCTTAAGGCTTGCGCGACCGCAATCAGGGAGGGCTACGGCTTTGCTAAAAACTCCCCCTTCGCTGCTATCTGCGCTGACGTTGTATTAAAGCCTGCCCCCGTAGAAGGCCACACCCACAAGATCATTTACCCAAAGCCCGTCTCAGATCGCGAATGGCTTGATTCCGGTGACGCTGAGCAGAACGCCGCTCCTGTAAGGATTCCAGTTTCTCCACACGGCCAAGCTTCTGGTTGATTTTTTTAACCACTTTCTTGGTCACAGGCTTTACCAGCTTCTGCAGGATTGACGCGATCGGTTTGGCAAAGATCGCCACAGTCGTGGCAAAGGCAGCCGTTAACGCAATCGACATCGTGGGGCCTGCATCCGGGAGATAGTTGTTGAACACCTGCCCCACAGGCACGGGATCCCAGATCTTCACACACTTGCCATCTTGCAGTTCATACCCGGCAAGGATCTTTGTCCCTAATTTGTTAAACGATCCGATTTCTTTTGCGCCAAAAGGTGGACACGGCGGATCCGTTGGCATCTTGGGTTTGCCGGTAGCCAAGGCCGGCTGTTCTGGAAGAGGGTTCTTGGTCGGGGTCGCCAACTCCGGCCTTTTTATTGGCACGGTCGGCGGCTCAACCCAAGTGAAGTCACGCGGCCTGTAGTCCGGCGCTTCAAAGACAGGCACGGCACCATCACACAACGTGACGGTTCCGCGCGGGTCATCCTCAAAGGTTTCGACGCCTTCGCCTTTTGTGATCCGTGCCCTGACACAGCCAGGCATGTCGATGACCGGGAATGCCGCTGATGTAACCGGCGGAGCTGCTGGTAAAACTGGTGGTGGAATCGGCTGACCAGTAGTAATCACTGGCACGTTGATTGTCTTGACCCCAATCTCAGGAATTTCAGGCATGAAGTCAGAGCGGTTTACAACAGGTCAGCTGTGGATTGAGCGCAACCGTAGAAGAGAGGGCCCGCCTATTGTTTACACCGTTCTGTGTGGGACAACAGCAAGGCCATTCACAGATCACAAAGCCATCCTCAAGTTCATCAAATGGCCCAAAGGCACGCCGACCGGAGACGCTTTGCGCGAATGGTTAGCGTCTTTTGAGAAGAAACAAGAGGCACCCGCGCCAGAACTGGACATGGCGAAAATCAAGGCGGAAGGGTTCGGACCTGAAGCCCATGAGGATGATGACCCGACTGCTAACACCAAAATGATCACCTAAGGAGTCAGCCTGTCGATTGCACGGTTCAGATACCAAGCGGCTTTCTGCAGGTCTTGAATCGTGTTGCCTTTGTGCCACGCCCTTAGAAGGTATTTCATGGTCTGACCGACTAGATAGCCGATGACTGGATCAGGCGCACCTGAAACAACATCCTCAATCACCTCAATCGCTTCAACGCGACCTTGTTTGTAGTGAGATGGATGATTGACCTGATCGCTCATTGAAGCTTGAACGGCACAGCCGGCCCAGTAGTTGTCGGCAGCTCAGGGATCGCCTCATCAATCTGAGCAGGCAGCATGTTGGTAACGATCTTGGTCATCTCCAGCGTCAATTCGCTCATGTAAAGCTTGGTCAGCGCCGGAATCCGCGTGTAAAGCACAACCGATCCGACAACCATTGTCCCGCTCATGATGAACGCGGACAGAGACATTGCGTTGAAGAGCTTTTGCATGATGACTGCAGATAAAACAAAAGGCCCCCTTGCGGGAGCCTGATGTCGGTCTGTGTGAGAAACCTGAGCTTGTTATAGCTCAGAAGTTGTACTTAGCACCAAGCTTGGTCCCGATGGCAGGATCATCCTCGGCAGTGATGAAGCTCAGCTCGGCATAAACACTGAAGTTCTCGGAAGCCTGAACACTTCCGCCAACCTTGCCGGACAGTTCAAACTCAGCGTCACCATCCGCAGGCGAGACGATCGCAGGGCCAGCTTGAATGTAATAGCCATACGGGCCATCACCACCTTCAAATCCAACATGGAGATCTGTCGTCGATCCCAGGTATTTTTCCTGGTAACCGCCGTTATTCTCCACGTTCACATAGGGGCCTGCCAAGGCAGCTGAACCAGCGAGAACACCAGAAACAGCGATTGCGAGTGGTTTGATCATTAGAGGAAAGATCAACGTTTTCCTTGTCCACGATACTTCTTGCGGCCATGTGACGGCTTTGAATGTGTTCCATTCCCCTGTTTTGTGCGCTTTGGCTTACTAGGGACAAAATTTTGTCCGTTGAGTGACTTAGCCATCAGATGCCGTCAGTTGTTTCCAGCAACGCGTACTTATTGCTCAGCCCAGTGAACAAACCATGTTGAGGATGGCTGATTTGGTCGCGACCATCAAGGAAGTACAGCTCTTCTAGCCACAGCGTTCTCGCTGCCATTGCTTGCACGTCTTCCGCGCCAGGCTTGGCGGCAATCATCGGGTCAGGGCGTTTCATCATTCAGCAGACATAGAAAGCAGCGCCCAGCCCGTAACGAGCAGGACGCCAGTTGCGACACCAACCAAAAACGTCATCAGGACGGCAGGTCAGGCCAAGCGGTAGCAAGGTTCGGGTTGGCGACCATCTCGCCATTCTGCTCAACTTGTTCTGTGCCGAACAGCAATTCTTTCAACGCTGCAACATCAGAACAGGCGTCAATCTCGGTCTGGCGCGTGTTGCAGGCTGTGCGGACAGCAGCGCGATAAGTCTTCCAGGTGGTGGGGATGTTCGTGCTGGTTTCCTTAGCTTTGATAACGCGCCAATCAGACGGAGCCAAAAGGCTGGCAGCGATGTCCCCTTGCTTGTCCTTCCAAAGCGTCTTCAAGCCCGGCGTGGTATTGCCATCGTCATCGGTAACGTCATCCAACGCTTTGGGGCTGTCAACGCCCCAGTAAAACCGTTGGTCATATACAGCCTCTGGAGTGACAGTTACCTCCACAAGACCAGCGGCTTCCTTCTCTTCTGCAGTCGCCAACCGCAGCCAGTTCGCCGGATACTTAACACCCGTATCAGGATGCGTCCAGGCTTGATCGTATTTGATGGTCTGGCCGCTGACAGTAAACATGACCGTGATGGCAATAGTTAAAGATTACCGCGCACGGGCGGTCTTGAAGGGGTGCTCAGCAAAGGCCGCATACAAATATGTGGCACCACTCACGCCAGCATTGATCACCTTGAATCCATTTGAGGTGATGTCATAAAAATCTAAAGCGGTTTCACCGTTGGTTTGACTAGCCCTCAAATAATCGCCGACAGGGTTGTAAGTATCCCTAGCCGTGTCGTATTGGAACCAAACGCTAGTGCTAGTGCTTATTTTGCCAAGGATAAAAGCAGGGCGAAAGCCCGTGTGAACAAACACATTATCAGCAGCACCGTTGCTTACAAAACTGCCGAAGGCGCTGTAACCATCAACAGGCGCAAAACACCAAGCAATATAATCCTCGCTTGCGGCGTTAACGTCATCCTCTGTCCCAACGCTGAACACGCTATTGGTTGGTGCGGTGTCATTCCACATAGCGCCAGCATCTGAACGGGCGACTGCGCTTTGTGCGTTAGTCATAAACAAACGAGTGAAATAATCTTCTGGGGCCGTAGCATCTGTGCCTATGTGATATACCGCGCCACTGTCATTGACATCGCGATTTTTCACTATGATGAACTCCGGCGTCGCACTCAATCCGTGGCCGATTGTTGCGCTAGCTGCCCCGTTTCCTGTGTAGCTGACGATCGATACACCAGTTGTCGTGCTAGCGCGGACAGAAGAGGTGATGCTGCCGCTAGTGTCGCTTACGGTTGAGCTTCCAGCATCCCACGCCCAAGCGGCATAAGTCTTGTTATTTTCATTCACAAGAGAATTTGAGCTAATATCAAATCCATCTGAATTGAATGCAGTTAAAGTGAAAGTATTTAAAAATTCAACGTCATTCGCGTTCGAGTGCAGCGCCCTTGCAGCCCCACGTACGGTGTCGTACCAAGCATTATATCTAGTGCCATCCCGCTGCTTGAACCAAACAAGATCAGGTGAGAAGTTCAGCCCGCTGATTGTTTGACTGGTGCCATTGCCTGTGTAGAGCACTGTCTTGAACGCCGTTGAGCCATCCTCAATGTCTGGATCAACCAAGTTCTGTGTACACCAAGCCTTGTGACCTGACGGTGGTGTGTAGGTGAACGGCCGCTGACCGAAATTGACAATCACAGAGTGATCAGCAGCAGTACCGTTTTTCCTGATTGCAACCGCTGGCCTTAATTGCTTATCAGTGATGCCCGTGTAGGCGTCACCTTGACTCGTATTGTTTTTGAAAAACTCAATCGTGCCTGCATCTAAATCCAATGCAATACCGATGACATCGTCTCTGTCGTACGATGCCCCGTACGAAGCCGCAGTAAGGTTGTTGTACTTCTGGCCGGTGTCGCTGTAGTAGCCATAGGCATCACTCTCAGCCCAAAATCCAGGCTCGCCGGTTTCGTTTGGAGAGTAGCTAGGGCCAACAACACCAACTAGAGCAAAGAAGTTGGTATCGGGATAATCAAACGCACACTCGAAATACCACTTACCGCTTGAAACGCCCATCGTCCCGACGCTGCATTTCCAAGCACTAGATACGGAGCTGACAAACTCCAAATTCCCTTGAGCCATGCTCGTACTTGACGGGAGAGCCAAGCCATTAAGCACTGCATAGTTCCCACCGTTGTTACCACTAGACGCGATGTAGTTTGTCGGCGAATCAAGTAAGCTGTCATTGCCAGCACCTGATGCTACAGAAATGTTGTTAGCAGTAAAATCGTTGTTATTTCCGCTGCTGTCTTCTGCGATTGTTGTTGTACTTGTGTTGTCGCTGAAGTCTAAGTGATAACCATTGGTGCCATAAGTTCCGGTAAACCGAATCGGCTGCCACACACCATTGTCATCAAACTCACCAAAGCTGGTTTCATCAAGAGCTTGGCCGTCGATAAAATGAACGTCAGCTATGAGGCCATCCCAAGGTAAGTCGCCATTCGAGGTATAGCCGCTCAGGTAATGAGCTATATTTTTATTTACCCAACCTTGGTAATTTTGCGCTGGATTGTCTCGCGTTGAGAAAGAGGTAACCTGCTCTCCGTTTATATAGAGACGATGTCTGTCGTCGGCTGTGGCGTTTGTTGTATCAAATACAAATACCAAGTGAAACCAGGCCGAAGTATCCCTGAATACCTGGTCAGTAATTAGCCGCGATTGGTAATCAGTTACACTAATTTGATTATTGTAGTTATAAATCCATAACTTTTCCTGATTAAAATCTATGGTGAAAAACTGGCCGGAGCCGGGTGAGGCTGAGAACAGAACCTTTCTATCGGTCGAAGCTATTTTCGCCCAACCACTCCATGTCCAAGTAGTGGTATTACCCGCAGAAGCGTACGTTTTAGTTAGATACGCAGTGTCGTCGTCATTGAAGCGCAAGCTGCGCTCAATCCGGTAGCCTGCAGCCTCACCACCAGACGCGCCAGCAAGGATATTAGAACCAACAACGCTCATGAGTAAGCCAGAGTAACGACAGCGTGAATAGAAGTGGTTGACCGCACGATGTAGTCCAAACGATCAACAGTGCTAGCCGCAGTGCTCAGAGTAGGTGCAGTGCCACCGGCAAAGTCCCAATAGCTGCCGAATGAAATCGTCCTGGATCCGGTGCTGTCCTGCACAAGGAAAATTGATCCGGACTGCCCAGCCGTCAGGTTGCTTGGATTGGCAAGCGTGACGTTTGTCCCAAGCGTCAGCGTGAAGTTGTTGCTGTCCGCAAAATCTGGCGTAACCGTTGAGCCGCTCGTGAGCGTCGTGATCTCGCCGCGCTGCCCAGCCGTAAACGTCTGAGCAACATCAAGCTTCGCCGTATCAGCGTCGTAACCCTGAACAGTGCTGCCGATGTCTCCTGACTCCAGCAGGTTGTCAACAGTCAGCGTTTGAGTGCTGCTGGTGATCGAATCAACTTTGACCGTTCCGAAAGCCATGATTTAGACGATTGCCCAAACAGCACCATCAGGAACTGTCACCGTGACGCCTGAGCTAATGGCGACAGTGCCTGAACTAACGCCATTGTAATCCGTTGTCAAAGTGTAATCACTGGAAATTGTTTGCTGGCTTTCAAGAATGATGCTGGCAACGGCTGACGAATCTCCCCAGGTAACGGCACCCGATGGACCAGCACTTTTCAAGACTTGGCCGCTAGTGCCGTAGTTCGCGCCAGCTAAGCCAATCTGCCCGGCAGGGCCAACCCTGATCCGCTCAGTCCCTTCAGTTGTGACTTTGAAGTGACCGTCAGAGCCAGTGTCAACAACCTCAGCCTCAGTATTGCCCTCTGAGATCTTGTCAGTGCTGGCAAAAGTGTTTGACGTTGCAGAGGTGATGCGGCCTTGCGCATCCACCGTGATGTCTGCTGCCGTGTAGCTACCTGCCGTCACAGCAGTGTTAGCCAGCTTGTCTGCAGTAACCGCATCGTCTGCAATCTCTGCAGTTGAGATCTCACCACTGGCCGCCGACGTGATGCGGCCCTGCGCGTCAACCGTAATGTCTGCCGCTGTATAGCTCCCAGCGGTAACGGCAGTGTCAGCCAGCTTGTCAGCGGTTACAGCGTCGTCCGCGATGTAAGCGGTCGCAATCGCAGTGCCATTCCAGACGCCAGTTGTGATCGTGCCAACGCTCGTCAGGCTGGAACTAACAACCGCGCTGCCCAGGGTTGTGGCGTTCAGGACAGTAGTGCCCGCGATCTTGAACTCTTTGCCTGTCGCAAGATCAACGTGCTCACTGAAGGTCCAAGAATCCGTTGAATCGACCCAGTTAATCGTTTTGTCTGTCGC